CGCGCTGCGCGCGGGAAGGGTCCAGGGGCACCCAGAGGTTCGTCCGTACGAATCAACCCTTTAGATCGAAGGCGGTCTTCACCAATCGTTGCTAAAACCTGCGAAAACAGGCTACTCGGCGAAAGGTTCCAACGGTGGCTTCTACCTACTAAATAGAGCATCATCCAACTACATCCTCTAGTCACAGTCTAGCACGGCAACAAGCCTAGCGAAACTGGGGAACTAATGTGGTCTTGTCGGCTGGGCGCATAGACGCCACCCCGACTCGGGCTGAGGGCTTAGACCCTACCCCCTTAAACTGAGCTTGGGCGCTTAGACGCCACCGCTCACCTCGTTCACTCCGCGGGCCAGAGGTAGGGTTGGGAGTCTCGACTCCCGCCCCCCCTGGTTTCCATTTCCCTTCTGTCCTCTCCCTCCTCCTTCCCAATTCCTTCTCTCGTTTTCAAGTCTACCTCTCTTCCGGCTGCTTGGAGTTGCTTTAACTGCGCATTGAACGCAACAGCAGGACCAACTCACAATCCCCGACTAGCCTTAGCAACTAGCCTTGCAGGACCCTTTTTAACAGGGCTACCCTACTACTCGAGCCGTTATTACCAAATCAATGGCGACCGTGGGCACGAGGCTGGAGAGATAAACTATCAACGAGAGGCTGGTTTACTGACGGGTACAAGTACCCTCCCAGCTCTCACACAAGGAACTAAGGAACTCAACGGAGGTCCTGGACTCCGGGGGACCGGGCCGACCTTGGTCGCCCTACATAACCCGTTTCTGTGTCGAGACCCACACTTCGGTCTCCAGAATCACGTCATTGACTATAAACAAGCCTATCGACTGATCCTATTCCCGTGGCGTTGCAAGCATCCGCCACCTTTGCTACCCAACGCGGGCCTCCTCCTACTTATGTTGCTTCAGAGCCCAGACATCCCCGGCGAGCCTGTGTCGATGAGACACGTACTCGCAGTCCGAAGGGCCGCTCTGAAGAGCATCTCCGAATATTTCACCGTACGACGGCAACCGTTCAACTCCGCGCATGAACGGCAGGCACTTAACCCTCACTGGGCGTACGGAGAAATACCTAATCTTCTCGACCTCTCTCAACGGTCTATACGTGATACGAGAACAAAATCTGGGAAACCGATCATGTTCTAAAAACTCGAAGTCACTGAGCAAAAGCCCCGGTCGCGAAAGTGCGGCTAGGTAACTAATGACAGAACCCTTCTTGTTAAATTCTCCACGTAAAGACCACTTCCAAGAGGTCATTTCACGGATAGAACTATCCAAACTGCTCGCGCACACATTCTCAGGTAGATACTCAACCTGATCGCTTGAAAGAGCGAAATTATGGAATGTAGGAGCAGGAGGGACAGGACTATTTCCGAATCTAATGTTACGAAAACTAACCCGCTGTAGTTTCATCTTCTCTACGACACGCCAAGCCAAAGAACCGGTAAAACCAAGACTCGTAAGAGTCCTGCCGGAACTTATAAAAGACTTCTTGTGCCAGTCGAAGAAAACTCGAGCAGCGCGGTAGGCCAGAGCACCAAGGCCTCGAACAAAAGATCGGAAGTTGGAAGAGAGGGAGTTGACGAAATCGGCAGAACGAAGCATACCCATCCTAACTGTAGGGACCACACGAAGGTGGCCACCCCTCCAGCGAACGAGAGTACTATTCAGCGAACCGAAATCATCATCAAAGCTGGTCTTTGATAACTCAACCTCTAACCCCACACGTCGAACGGTAGAAACCCACGCACCGTAAAAGCGAGGGTCTTCAATTTGAAAGAGAATGTCGTCTCCATTGATTAAAACTGGAACATCATCGGGAAGGAAGCGCTGAAAGCCATCAGGCTTAAAATTCCTTATCGACCAACGAAAAGCAGTATAATTCTGGACGCACAGAAGTGGGAAGCTCAAAAGGCTCCCCATCTGTTGTCCAGCAACGACATTCCCTACGGGATACAACGGGCGGCCGAACATGCAAGGACCCACCTCGACGAGCAATGGCCTAAGCAACTTTCGTGCACTAATCCTTACGGATTCGGGCACTCGAGAAGCATTCTCCAAAGCAACGTCGAGGATCGCCTCAGCGACCACCAAAGGGAGGTTATCGGTAGCGGACTTATAGTCACCCGAAACCAACGCCCCTCTCCCCTTCTTGAAGCCGGCAAGATCGAGCGCATCAGCTGTGACATCTCCACGAAGTAACCACTTAAATTGACTAAGTCTATCGTACATAGACTTATGGAGAGGCTTCAAAAGAAGCATCTCAGCAGAATACTTCGTGAGGGGCCGTGGTTTTCCAGCGGACTGGACAACCATAGCTTCACACTTATGCTCAAGCTCGAAATCAAGCGATCCGAAAGCTCTACTCATAAACCCGTCATGGTCTAAATCAATGTTAGTGCCCCCACCCTCAGAGCGAGGGATTGCAAGGCAAGCAGAAAGACAAGGACCTGTAGTCTGGACGTGAGACCGGTAAGACCGGTCCCATCCAACGGGAAAAAGTTCACGAGCGAGCTTTCTGGCGAACGCCAGATAGCCATCGGGAAGATCAGAATCCTTCGGGTTAAGCATACCCGAGATCAACTTTTCCAATAATTCTCCCTTCATACACTCACAAGAGGGCGGTAGAAGTTTCTTTATAGACTGAAAAGCCATCCTAGCCTCCTCAGAGGGGGCGGGACAGCTAGAAAGAAACAACTTCGTCTCGTGAGCAAGTGAAGCGCAAGTTTTCGCTTGCGGCTTAAAAGAAATATCGGAATCAAAGATGCGACACCAGGATTTGGTCGCACGCTGGACAGTCGCAATTGTCCGGCGGCGGGATACGGCGCAACGCCGTAGACCGTTCTTGCCAGAGCCAGTCATCACAAGACTGAAAAACAGTGTGACGTCAAGCTGCTTTGTCAAACGCCAGGTACCAGGCGTTTTTC